TTTTAAGATGTCCTCTGCTCTTGCACCTTCACCAAGTTTTTTGGAAACATACCAATACTTAGGCCAGAAAGTTTCTCCTGCTTTTTTATAATCTTCAAGTGTTAAAATTTTCATAGATCTCCTTCTTGACGATTTTCAGAGTAATGGACATCAAAGTTACCACCAGGATAACGTGCAACTAATTTCTCAACATTCATTTCCATAACTTCATCAAGAGAAATATTAAGACCAATACATGCTTGGGCAATATACCACATGATGTCACCAAGTTCACGTTTTAGATGGAAAAGGTTTTCTTCATTCACAGGTTTGCCTTGAAAGATAATTTTTTTGATAATCTCAGTAAACTCACCTGCTTCAGCAGACATTCCTACAGCAGAAGTAAGCAATCGCTCGGTAGGAAAGTTGTCACGATCTTGTAGGATTGCAATCCTTTGCGCGAAATCGTAATAGTTTTTACTCTCATTTGAAGTGACTGCATCTACAAATTCAATATACTTTTGGGTGTCAACATTACTCATTAGAATTTAAATCCCTCGAATGATTTCTTAGCATTGTGTTCCTCATTATTATACTCCTCATCCTTCCCACTGTCAAGAATATTATCTTGTGCAGATTGCTCACAATCATAAAGTCGCATCTTGGCACGATCAATACCAACAACAAATCTCTTATTCATCGTAGGATCATTGTATCGGTTCTTTAATTGCTTCACCATAATTTGACCTAGATTTTCAAGTTCCTCAGAAGAGATAAGGGCAAACATAAGATCAGCAGTAGCAGGGAGACCAAAGGACTCACTAGTGTCAGTAAGCTCAACATCAGAGCTACCATAACCAGAACGAGTGGTCTGCGTGGCAGATACGATAGGGACGTTTGCTTCGACAGCCAGTCCTCTAAGTTCTTCTGCAATAGCCTTAATATAGCTATATGAATTGACAGAAAGATTTCCGCGATATCGTGAGGAAGCACATATATTAAGGTAATCAATGAAAATAATATCAGGTCTAAATGATTTCTTAAGTGCAAGCTCATTAAGAAGTGCTCTAAAGTGTCCACTGTGTGCTGATGCTGTAGGATACTCCTTAATTATAAGAGATCCTTGAGTTTTTTCAGCAAGTTTAGTCACTTTGTTTTCAAACATTACTTTAGGAAGTCCACTAATATCTTGAATAGGAACGTTTAAAAGATTAGCATCAATTCTTTCTGCAATCTTTTCTTCAGCCATCTCAAGAGTAATGTAAAGAACATTTTTTCCATTTAGAAGAGCTGATGCTGCTACGTGACACATAAACAAAGATTTACCAACACCAGTTCCTGCTAAAGCAATGTTAAGTGTTTTATTAGGTAGACCACCCTTTGTAATCTTATTAAAGTACTCTAGATCAAATTCAATTTTGTCTTCCTTGCGGTTGTAAGCTTCGTAACGTTCTTCATAATCGTTAAGGTAATCGTGTCCTACATGATTATCAAAACTTACTCCTAATGCTTCAGATAAGATAGAAGGAATCGCATCACGATTTCTCTCTTTATCATTTCCATCTGCAATGTATATTGATTCCATTAGTGCCAAATAGATGGCACGATCTCTACACCATTTTTCAGTTGTGTCAATCAACCAAGAAAGTTCACTAGTTGTCTCTTCTAATTGATCAACAACACAAATGACATCTTTAAATGAAGACTCATTAATATCACTTCTATTTTCAATCTCAATACAGAGAATTTCTTTACTAGCAAGTTTATTATATTGAGTAAGAAATTTTGAAATTTCCTCAAATACAATTTTTTGAGAGGTATTTTCAAAATAATCCTTTTTAATAAAAGGAAGAACTTTTCTACCATATTCTTCAGAATGAAGAAGATTTTTCAAGATTAGAATTTCAATAGTTTCCATTTTTAATATGATCAGTATATTCGCAAGAAAAAGATATACTTACACGTTTATCATCAGTATCAAAAAATGGAGTAACAGTATGCAAAAGATAATTAGGGAATAGTAGTAACACTCCAGAAACTGGATAAATGTAATAATGTGAATGTGAAAAAGGTCCTCCTTCATCTGCATTAAGTTTTGTTTTAAGTGAAAAATTAGGATCTTGAAATATTAATGCTCCTCCACTGTCTTCTCCAATACCACCATCTAAACTCACATTTTCAGAATAATTAAATAAAAACTGATTATCTCTAATAGACTTAACAGGATAGTAAACACCCGTCATTAGACTCTCGCCATGATGATGCATCAAATTATAATTATTTTTTGAATTAACATTTGCCCAAAAATGATCAACTGTTACATTTCCATAATATCCATTACTAGTGCAAAAATGATCTATACATTCTTCAATGCGTTCCTTTAGAACCTTAAAACTGCCATGTTGCAGCATAGAATCACGATCTAACATCGCATCACTATGCCATCCACCAACATTACTTCTACTTATACCTTCTGTTTCCAAATGCTCCATTTCATCGCAAATATCATTCACAAGTCGAACATTCAGTTCATGAGATTCTTTTCCGAAATTATAAAGTCCAATTGGAATAGGAAAGCATGGAAAAGTTCTATTATTAGGAACCATAACTAAACTCCTGCTTTGCAATTTCATCAAGTTTTTCCATTACCTCAGTTGTGAAATATACCTCAGGTTCTTTTAATATTTGTTTTGCATACATCTTCTTACCATCACCCAAATCATAACGTCCTGCTACATTTTTCCAAAGTCCACCAATCTCACCGAGTTCAAGAAGACCGTAATATCGATCAAGACCACGATCATCATAAAACAAACGAATTTCCACATCTTTATTTTCTTTACTTAAACGCGACTTAGCAGTCTTTGCTTTGATAACATTTCCAACGACTTCTGTTCCATCCTTTTCTTTTTTCTTGCTGAGATAAATGATCGTAGAGGCAGCATACTTAAGACCACTGCCACCACCCATTTCTTTTGTAGGAACATAAGAACCGATAACATCGTAGGTATGATTGGTTACAATCATTGGAATGTTTGCTTGACCCAACTTAAGAGTGAGCATCCTGAAAGCACCTTTGATAAGCTGGGATTTTGTCATGTCCCGAACTTGTTTATCATTCAGTGCATCAGTAATCTCTTTTTCTGTGGAGAGCATTCCTAAAGAGTCTAACACAAACATACATGGTTTGCGTTCATCTTCAGGTTTTTTTAAATATAAATCAACTGCCTTCAATGCTTTACTACGAAAATCTTCGACAGTAACAACATTAACTACCACAGTTCTATTTAGATCTACCCCACGACTTGAAAGTAGAGACTTATTAACAGCGGCTTCAGTGTCAAAATATAAACAATAGCCATCAGGATTATTATCCAAGAAGTTTTTGACAACCGCAAGTGAGAAAAAAGTTTTTCCAGTACTAGACTCGCCAGCAATGGCAGTAATCTTATTCCCAGATACACCGCCAAATATACTGCCTGAAACAAGTCCATTAAAAATGTAAGAACCCGTATCAACATAAGTTTCAGTTTCATCGATGTCTGCAGCAAGTTGTGTATACTCTCCACCAATCTCTTTTACAACGTCTTTTAAGAAATCCATACTCATACAAAAAATAATTCCAGATTTACAATTTTTTCACAAGACCAACCAATAGAATCTAGGATAGTTTTTACCGGATCAAGAAATGCTTTTTCAAATTGTAATTCATGATCGATATATTTGTCAATCCCCAATTCATGTGGAAAATCTTGAATGAAAGAAATAACATTCTCATGAATCGGATTTGGTTTTTTCAAATAAAGAAACTTGATTTTTTCTCCATTATTGATAAGAGAATATTTATTATCAAGTTTATTCTTTTTAATATAATAATTAAACAATAGAGAACCTCTCACATGAATTGGTGTTCCTTTAGAATAAATCATCGAATTAGACTTATACTTTTGAACATCAGATGCAGATCGTGGAAAAGCAATTTCTTCTGGAGAAAGATTTTTAAATTCTTCTCTACTCTTATCAATAAAAGAAATCACATCATCCTCAGTTCCACTCATCATCAACTTGAGAGCATCTTTAATCATCTTCCTACATGGTGCTGGTGTTGATGATTTGACTGCTTCAATACCCATGATCTTCAGTTTAGGTTCATCATAACGAACACCCTCACTATCCCAAACATTCAGAATATAACGTTTCTTGGCAGTCCAAATACCACGATCCGCAATATTCTCACGTTTCATTTTCATTTTTTGCTCATATGCCGAAACGTAATCCGCAAGTTCCTGATAACATGATTCGATGTATGGTTCCAGTTTCTCTTGACAGATCTTATCAAGTATAGACACAATTGCTGCTTTATCACTAGACTTAGCACTAAAAAATTTAGTAACAAGAGGTCCCATATTAAGATAGATTGAGTCAGTGTCAGATGCGATGACATAATCCTCATCATTGGTTGACAAGAGTTTATTTAGATATTCATTTACTTTGTTCTCAATCCATCGGATACTTACTTGTCCCGATAGTGTAATTGCCTCTGCGTTTGCGAGTTTGTAATATCTAAAATACTGATTACCGATAGCGCCATAAGCAGAATTAAGAGAGATCTTCTTAGCCATTTGAATGTTGTTGCATCTGGCAATCTCTTTTTCAAGTGCTTTAGTTGGAGTCTTTTCATATTCCTGTTTTGCCTTGATCATTTTTTTCTTAAAGATCACACGGTCGCCATACATTTTCTCCATGAGTTCTGGTAAAAACCCACGAACATCTTTACGATACATGGCACCATTAGCACATACTGCATAGTTACTATGTAGATCAAAAGAAAGTTCTTTCCCCAAGATTTTATTCACATTTACAGTTGGATGTCTTTCATCCAGAAGAGTTTCTGGTGAAATATTATATTGCATAATCAAGTGTGGATATAGTGAGTTAAGGTCAAAACTAACCACCCAATCATACTTACCAGGAATAGGTTCTTTTACATAAGCACCAGCATATTTCTCAGACTTATTACCACCAACTTTTGGCGGAATAACAATATTTCTTCTCTTCAAATAATTGTAGATAATAGCATCCCAAGTTCGGACTTGATAGAACACATCATTATAATTTACCTTGGCCTCATATGCCATAGTAATAGCAAGTTCAATGAGTTTCATCTTGCTTTCCAATCGGTCCACAAGTTCCACGTCAATGATATTATATTCTACAAACTTTTGCCAGTTACCAGTATAAAAATCTTTAAATGTATCAAACTCAGAGTGATCAAGTTTCTTCTGCCCAAGTTCTACATTCGCAATATGATCCAACCGATATGATTCTTGTGCTTTATAAGTAAACTTTTTATACAAATCAAGATAATCTAACTGAGAAATTCCACCAACATCATATGAGATTTGATCACGTCCCATGATTTTAATCTCATTACGAGTTACAAGACCCCATGGAGAAAATCTCTTCATCTGCTTCTCACCTAGAACACGTTCCAACCTTCCACAAATATATGGAATATCATACAACTGGACGTTCCAACCAGTAATCACTTCGGGAGGATTTGCATCCCACCAGTCTAAGAATGTCTGAAGAACTCCACGTTCTGTACTACAATGAAAATACTTGACATTATCCTGATTAACTTCAAAGGGTTTGACACCCCATGTCATAATTTGCTTGGTAGAATAGTCCTGAACTGTAATACACAAAATTTCTTCTGAGCAGGACAGTGGATCTGGAAATCCATACTCAGAAGAAACCTCAATGTCAATCGTTACCAAACGAATTTTGGTAATATCAAACTTAATTTCTTCTTGAGGATACTTGTCAGAGATGTATTGGCAAATGTATCTGTCATTACCATAGATTGCAAATCCCTGCACTCCCTCATATTTTTTATAGAACTCTCTACAGTCTCTTACAGAACCTGGTTGAATTTTTTCAACATATTCTCCTTCAAGAGTTTTATATTTGGTTTTACTTTTAGAAGGTACAAAAAGAGTTGGTGAAAACTCTTCTTTGTACATTACACGTTTACCATCCTCATAACCACGAAACAAGAACTTGTTTCCGATCATTTGGACATTGGTATAGAAATTCATTTCAAAAGGTCTTCATACATTTTCAGATATGTGGAATTTGGTTCCACAATTGTCAATATTTTATCAGATGAAATCATAAACATATTTTCATCTGTTACATCAAGAAGCCAAGGCGTTAAAGTACCATCATTATTGATAACAAATGGTTCTGTCAACTTACAATCAGGTTCACCAATATCTGCCCCGACTTCTTCAATCTGACTAATCAGTCGAGTCTGGTCCATCAAAACCATAATCATAGTCGCTGATTTCTCCATAATTAGTATCCTCTTGATTTAAAATTTGTGTAGTATATGTTTCCAAAAGTTTATCAATCGGATCAACAAAAGTCATAATCCAATCCATTGCTACAGGATAGACTGGACCTTTTCCGAGTGGAACCCAAGGAATTAAAGAAATATCAAATGTCACTTCAGTTTTTTCTTCAACACCTTCAATGTTTTTCATCCTAACAATGCAAGGTTTTTTGAAAAAATAACCAACGACTTTATCATCGTTGATCATCTCTTTCACATCGGTGACAATTTCTTCACCAGATTTCAGTAGAGCGAGTTTTACAGTCATTATTTTAAATCACCTAAGATTATTTTAGCAGAAAAAAATTGGGGAGTCAACTGGTTTTTGCCAGTCTCCCCAATATGGCGACGATACAAATATATTTAGTCTTTGATAATCACCTTGATTTTCAAATCATTTAAATGTTTGTTTAATCTTCTATTTAATTTACATTCCTTTAGAGGAAGGATTTTTCTTTCAGTATACCAACCCCACTCATCGTACCTAGTGATATATTTAATTTTTTTACACCTTTTCCAATCTTTCCTTACCATAACATCCTTTTCTGGATAATAATATAAGTGATTGTTTTTTGGTACTCTGGGATGTGCATATACTGGTGATGCAATTAAAATTGAAGCCAATCCAATAATAAGTTTTTTCATAGATAATCTTTTCGTTTGTGTGCTTCTGGAACTACTTTACCAAGTTCAACACTTAAAAGCCCATCTTCAAAAGTAACTGATCTAACTTCCGTGTCTTCGCTAAGTGTCCACGCTCGTGTAAAACTCCGTTGAGCCACACCCTTGTGGACATAGTCGGTTTCCGTTTCTTTATCTTCCTTCTGACCTTCGATAAAGAGTTTACCATCTTGTGTGTATACATAGACTTCTTTTTTCTTAAACCCTGCTAATGCAATCTCTAAACGAGATGTAACATTATTTACCGAAACTAAATTATATGGTGGATAATTTGATGTAGTTTCGTGTAGAGTGAAGATTCTATCAAAGTAATCTTCCATTCCAATACTATTTCTATGAATACGATCCATCAATTGATTAACGTTAGCAGCATTAAACTTCATTAATCCAGACATTTGTACTTCTCCTTAATAAGCGAGATTTGATTGTGTGGACCCCGAAGGCATCCTCACATATTTATATTATAGCATAAAAAAACGGGGTGGTAAACCCCGTAATCTTTTATTCGGTTTCCCTTTTTTTCTTGGAACCAATATTGTATTTCTGTTCCAGAATCCATTCACTCTTTTCTTTATAAGCAATAACCTTAATCTGATTTAAAGGTGCAATGTCAAGAATTTTATCTTCATCAATCAAATCAACCAATCCCCAATCAACCAAAAGTTTTACAATTCTGTTACGACGTTGAATATCATTAACAGTAATATTTGCATACTTTCCATCAAGAGCAAATAGTTCTTTAAAATGAACGATATAATACTTACCTTGCTTGTGCAAAATATGACAAGATTGGTAGAGTTTTTTCTCTTTTCTTGAAGCTACACCAATTCTAGTGAGAGTTTCTCTAACTTTAAGAAAATCGTCAGGTTCTCTTAAATTAACCTCTACCATCATTGAGATTGACCATGTTACCTGAGGTTCATCAATCTTTGTCATCTTTTTCCACCCTTTTCAATTTTAGATCTAATGAAATCAATTTGTTCTTTTGTAAGAATTCTTAAAGCTTCTTTTGATTTTTCATCAGAATAACCATAATATTCTTTAATGGTATTCAGATCATCAATCTTTTCTTTACGAATCCAAGGAGAGAATCTCTTCTTTTTCCTAACACTATTTAGTAAAAAAGAATATTGCATATCTTTATCTAAGAAATGATACTTATTCATCTCATTGACAAACATTACACAATCAATATGCCCAGATAGACAACGATTGATAATATATGGTGGGTATGATTTAACTTCTTCTACATAATTCTCTTTCGTAAGATTAATAGAATTCAACCAGTCTTTCAGTTCCATTGATCTTCTAGTGGTGTGAGTGGAGTAAGAGAGTAGTTTGTAACTAAAAGTTCAGTCTTCACATTGTCCTGAGTATTCTTATCACCACGATGAACCATAGAGTAACGTAGTTTCCAATACTCAAGATGATAATCCTTATACAATTCAAGGAGACGATCATTCACGTTATAAGTGATCATAAACTTATGAGGACACTTGTATACATTCTCAGCAAATACCTCATGGTCAAATGACTTATGCATCTCACGATTCTTTCCATACAGAAAGTCTTTGATGTCATAAGGAGGATCAAGAAATACAAAAGTATTCTCAGAACCATCAGCATTCATTACCTCAGAGTAATCAATGTTGGTAATCTTCCAGTTTTTAATTAGTTCTGAAAACTTAGCAAGTTTATCTGCACCAACAAGAGAAAAATTAGAGTTAGCTGCAGTGCGAGAGAAAGTGCTGTTCTCGGTCAAACCAGAATAGCTACATTTGTTCATAATGAAGAAAGCAACTGCCTTCT